GGGCATGGAGGCGCTGGAGTTTCAAAAGCCTGTGAAGCCGCGCATTGTCAAGTCGGACGGCTACACAACCAAACGCCGCTGGGCTTACTGCGGGATGTGCGGAGCAGGGCTGAGGATTGCCAAGGGGAGCCGAGATAATTACTGCTGGCGGTGCGGACGGGAGGTAGATTGGAATGAAAATCATTGACTTCGAGAAAAAAGGCAACGTTGTCAGGTTCTACCTTGGCGCAGACGATCTCAAAGAATGGTGGGGCGATGATTGGGACGACACGCCGTATGAGCACAACGCCGAGACGGTCTACGAGGAATACGTGATCGGCCACAGGGACATCGCGTTCCCCTTCGATTCGCTTGTGATCGAACCATGCGAGGGCACAATTAACAGCGACTGGTGCAAGAAAGACATGATCGCCCGTAGGGTTCCGTGCATCATCGTTGTGCCTAAAGAACTTGCGCACGAGAGCTGGCACGGGCAGGAGTTCGCGTACTGGGTTGGAGTGGACGGAATACAGCGGTTCTATTTCGGGGACAGGATGGAGGAACAGCATGGGCAGGATTGAGGTCTTCTTTACAAGCGGTCACAAAGTCAAGCTGGATGACCGCACACCGATTGACCGTGGCAATGGTACGGTGTTTGATTTCGCATCTGACGGGGAAAACGGGGACGAAATCCACATGGAGGACGCGCTCAACCGCACGGGAGCCTACATCAACTGGCAGACCGTTGCATGGGTGCGCAGGGTGAAGGAAGAAACGGAGGAGGACGTATGAAAAATTCAGCTTTACGCGATTGCACAGGCAAGGAAGGGGGCTGACAATGGACGCGAGGACGCTGATCCTCATGGCAGACAAGGCGGCACGGGATCGGGGCATGAATCAGAGCCAATGGAGCGCACGGGCAGGATTCGCTGTGAACGGGCAGACGGTCAGCAGGATTGTCAGCAGGGGCGATTGCAGGGTGTCCACGCTGATTGCCCTGCTGGAGCCGTTGGGACTGTGTCTGACCATGGACACAGCGGAAAACGCAGAGAAACGGCGGTAAACGCATTAAAGGAGAAAGGAATATGAATCCTTGCGTTGCCTGTAAAAACCAACAATGTAATAATGTGTGCTACCCAAAGATTGACTGGGAGCGGCATATGAGAAAAATACGAAGGAAGCAGTCGAGAGATTGCTCAAATAAAAAGGAGGGGTTCAAATGAAGGATGTCAAGTTGGAGATTGTGTACTTACCCGTAGACGCATTGGAAGCGTATGAAGGAAACGCAAGAGACCATGGGCAGGAAGATGTTGAGGCGATCAAGAAGAGCATCGAGAAATTCGGATTCGATGACCCGATTGGCATCTGGAGCGACCATAATGTAATCGTTGAGGGACACTGGCGGCTCATGGCGGCTAAAGCTCTTGGGATGAAGGAAGTACCTTGCATAAGGCTTGATCACATGACGGACGCAGAGAGAAAAGCGTATGGGCTTGCGCACAATAAGACAGCCGAACTGAGCAAGTGGAACTTCGGGAAGCTGGAAATGGAGCTTTCCGGGCTTGGCGAATTTAACATGGGAGATTTCGGATTCGGGTTCTCGAATGGAAGCTCATCTTTCGGTATGGCGCAACCTGAGATCGATCCAGAAACGCAGTACGGATCATACGATGATGGATTTAAGGACTATCAGGAGCCTGTTAGCAAGGAAGAACTTGAAGCATATAGCGACAACGCTGAGGATTTTCTTCTAAAGCGGCGCGTGATCGTAACATATATGCCTGAGCAGGAAGAAGAGCTTAAGGAATTGCTCGGAATAAAAGACGAAAAGATGAGAGTTGTATACAGCCTTGACGAGTTGATCGGGGCAGATGGAGAATGAAGATCATTCAGATTTGCGGCACGAACGGGGTTGGGAAAACAACCCTTGTCAAGGGGCTGTTAAACTCCGGGAACTTCCTGAAACTGTATCAGGAAGTTTCTGGTGTTTCACGGGAATGGTGGTTCGATGGGAAAGTTGCGGTTGTCGGGAGGTACAATGAATCAAATTGTTGCGGCGTTGATGCAGGGAAATATCACGGGAACGAGCTTATAAAGACAATTGCTACAATCGTTCGCAGGGAAAACCCGGAGACGGTGCTGTTTGAGGATGTTAGGTACGGCGGTAGCTTTTTGTTCAAGAAACGGCTGAAGGAGTTCGCGGATTCTGCTGGATATGACTATTACATTCTCGCCTTAACCGCGAGCCTTGAGTGCTCGTGCGGAAGAGTACTGAATAGGAGCGGGAATATGGACGCCGACTATGACGCTATGAGGTCAAAAGCAAGGGGCGTTATAAACTCGACAAAAAAAGCCGGGAACAATGGGGTTAAAATCGCATTCTGCGATACGGAAAAGAAGAACAGAATCGAGGTTCTTGATTTTTTGAGGTGTATTATAAATGAGTGATTTGTATCATATCCCGAACGATGACGGGATATCGTACAGGCTTAAAAAATTCGTTGAGTATCAGCACGAGGTTCCAGCGATTCACTACAGATTCGCAGGGAGTTGGGTAAATAAATACAAGTTTGATTATGATAGAGCAGTAAATATGTGCTGGTATATGTGCATTACATACAACGAGATAACATGCGTGCTGCTTGATGAACTTTTCAAATTTACAAACGATTACACAGCTGTTTGGAGAGAAAACGGGGAAAACCTTATATTTGGTTCGGCTCGGAAACATGTAAAGCTATGTGGTAGATTTGAACTCCTAATGAGACAATGGAAAGAAGCAACAAAAAACGAGCCATACATATGGCTTATGAAATTACAAGGGAATAATCCAACACAGTCTTTGAAAAACTTACGCGCAGAGCTTCAAAAATTCAAAGAAGTATCGAGGTTCTCAACTGATTTGTTTGTGGAAATGGTTCAATTCCTACAAAACTACTTTGGATTTTACGTTGAAGAACCAAGCGGATTTGATTGGAAAAACTGCGCAAATATAACGAGCGGAACATACAACATATTTTACTTTGATGAAAAGGCAAACTTGTACGACAAAACAAAGACTGTGGAAAAATCGGAGTATCCATTCCTTAACAAATGTTTGAAGATCATACAGAAAGAAATACACAGGACATACCCAGAGCAAGATTGTAGAATGTATTTCTTCTCAGACAAAATATGCAGTTTTAGAAACCTATTCAAAGGAGCGAGGTATGGAGGCTTCCATCATGATAGGGAGCTTGAATGGATAAACAAGTACAAAGAAGCCTACCCTGAGTTTAAAGAATTGTGGGAAAAATGCTTTGAAATGAGGAAAGAGATATTTCCGAACCATCTTTTGGGGGAGATAAACGGGTGGAACGGGATACGAAAAGAAAGGAAAAAATTATGGCTACAAAAAGGGCTTACAGGCGTTGAAAAGGGGGCATAATCGTGAACAAGCTCGGTATAAAAGAGAACTATTGTTCCCCAAGATGGACAGGCGAGATTGCAGATTGCTCACTCCCGCTAACGCTTGACACCTACTCAAATTGCAGTTTCGGATGTGTTTATTGTTTTAGTCAGTATCAGCGAGGAACCGGGAGCGGAAAGGAAGCGTATCTGAACAAGAACGTTCGTTGCATTCCGATTGAAAAGACCAAGCGGATATTGAGCGGACAGGACAAGAACAGCCAATTCTATGAATATGTCAAAGACCGCAGACCGATTCAGTATGGAGGTCTATCAGATCAGTTTGACGGTTATGAGCGGAAGTACGGGAAAACCTACGAACTGTTGAAATATCTAAAGGAGATCAACTATCCGATTTGCTTCTCAACGAAATCTGCGTGGGTGTTTTTCAATGAGAAGTACAGGGAGCTATTCCGGGGCGCAGACAACTGGAATATGAAGTTCTCCATCATAACTCTTGACCCCGAAGCCGCAAGGAAAATTGAAGTCGGAGTTCCGTCCCCACAAGAACGGCTTGCGGCTATGCGCGAGTACACACAGCTTAGCAAGGGCGGGGCAACATTGCGCCTCCGTCCGTTCATAATTGGAGTGACGGACAAAACATATTTGGATCTGATTCGTGAAGCGCACAAAGCCGGGGCAACGGCTGTAACGACAGAGTTCTTTTGCCTTGAACTCCGGAGCGTAAATCTTGCAAGGGAACACTACAACACAATCAGCGAGGTTTGCGGGTTTGATATTGTTGATTTTTACAGGAAACATAGCTCAGGCAGCGGATACTTGAGGCTGAACCGGAAGATCAAGGAGCCGTACATAAAGAAGATGCAGGAGCTTTGCCACGAACTTGGTATGCGGTTTTATGTTTCTGATGCGCACTTCAAGGAGTGTTCAGACAATTGCTGTTGCTGTGCGTTGAACCCGGATTGGAAGGTGAGCAGAGGGCATTTTGCCGCCGCACTCCAGATAGCGAAGAAAACAGGGCGTGTTCAATGGAAAGACATTGAGGGAGATATGTACTTCCTCAACTTCCTTTGGAAGTATGCTGAAGGGTTCAACACAAACACAAGCGAGGCAAAAGCGCGGTTTGAAGGAATGACAATGAAGGACTACTTGCACTTCCTTTGGAACAACCCAAAGCGCGGACAATCGCCGTACAAACTATTTGCGGGTGTTCTTGTTCCTGATGGGCTGGACGAGGATAAGAACATCATTTACCGATACAACACGGCGGTTACATTCCAACCAATAACAGATACAAATTATGAACTGTACAAGCTGTAAGGAGGTGGCTTATTAGTGGCGAGAAAGACAAAAACGGGAAAGGACTTTCAGCACGACATACGTGACGCTGACGGCAATCCGATCTCCCCTGTAAACGGACAGCCAACCCCAAAGAATCGCCCAATTACACCGGAAAATGCTCGCGAATACCAGAAACGGGCGCAGAAAAGCATCAGGGAGAAGCGATCTATTGCGAATGCATTCCGGGAGCGGCTGACTTCCGAGTTTACCGATGACAAGGGAAACAAAATGACTGGCGCGGAAATAATCGCCATGTCAATTTACAAAGGAGCAAACAACGGGAACGCGAAAATGGTCGAGATTGCCCTTGGATTGTTGGGAGAAAAGCCAGCCGAAACGGTCAATGTTAATATGCCTGATCCGTCTATCATGGAAGAAATTCAGAGAAGGATGGAAGAGACAACAGCGTGAGACCGGAAGCGGAAACTGCGTACAGGTTCTTGACCGAAAAACCAGCGCAGTACGGGCAAATGCTTGGCTATCCAGACTTGAAGGATGATTTGCACGGAGAATGGATCAGGAAAATGCTGTTCGGTAGCGATGATTACACGCTACAGGCGCACCGTGGTAGCTACAAAACAACCTGCGACTGTATCGCACTTACTATCCTGATGATGCTCAGGGGCGACTTGAACATAATCTTCATGCGGAAAACGGACAAGGATATTGAAGAGGTGATAAGCAATGTTCAGAGGATAGTTGTTCACCCGGTCACACAAGAACTGTACCGGGCATTGACTGGACGCGAGCTTGCTATGGTTAAGGCAACGAACACAGAGGTAACAACGAGCGCATACCGCGCACCGAAGGGGTCATCTCAGTTGTTGGGTATAGGAACGAAGGGGAGCTTGACTGGCAAACACGCCGATTACATACTGACTGATGACATCGTGAACCTTGAGGACAGGAGAAGCAGAGCAGAACGCGAACGGACAAAATCGATCTATCAGGAACTCCAGAACATACGCAACCGTGGCGGCAGAATCGGGAACACGGGTACACCTTGGCACAAGGAAGACGCATTCATGCTCATGCCGCCACCAACGAGGTATGACTGCTATTCAACGGGGCTTATAGAAGCAGACGAGTTGGAAAGGCTCCGCAGAAGTATGTCTCCGTCATTGTTTGCGGCGAATTATGAGTTGCGGCATATTGCATTGGAGAATGCCTTGTTTGAGACTGCGCCTGAGTATACAAAGGATGAATCGTTGCTCATGAACGGAATTGCCCATGTTGATGCGGCGTATGGAGGTGATGACTACACAGCATTCACCTGTGGGAAGCGTGTCGGGGACAAGCTGTATCTCTACGGGCGTATGTGGCATGGTCACGTTGACAAGGTGATGGACATCATCAGCGCGGAGTGTGAACGGTTGGCTTGCGCTCCTCTGTGGTGTGAGGATAACGGTGACAAGGGGTATTTGGCGAATGAGTTCCGCAAGGCAGGGACAAAAGCCGTGACATACCATGAGAGCGAAAACAAGTATTTGAAGATTAGCACGTATCTCCGCAAATGGTGGACGGACATTGTATGGCTTGAGGGAACTGACCGGGAGTATATCGCGCAGATACTTGATTACACGGAGGACGCAGAACACGATGACGCACCAGACAGCGCAAGCGTGGTGTGCCGATACTGGGACAAGCGGAACAGGCAGAGCTACAAATCAGCATTTCAATGACGGGGGTGGCGGGAATGATTATAACCTATCAGGAGTTCGAGAAACACCAGACCGACAGGGCTAAATGGTTGGGGCAGGCTATCGCGCAGTATATGAGGAGCGATGAGTACAAACTGGCGCAGGATGCGGACAAATACGAAAAACAGCAGAATGTCCGCATAAATGAGTACGTGCGCAAGGTGTACGACATCACCGGGGCGGCGAGTGTGGACTTCACAAACCCGAACAACCGGATTGCCAGTAACTTCTTCCACCTGTTGAACACACAGCGAACCAGTTACAGCCTCGGCAATGGGGTCAGCTTCGCCGGGAAGACAATTGAGCGGAACCCGGACATGAGCATCATCACGCATGACCTGACGAAGGATGCGCTGGGCAATGATTTTGATGATGTACTGTATCGGGTTGGTTTCTATTCGCTGGAGCATGGGGTGTGCTATTGTTTCTACAATGATGGCGATTACTACGTTTTCCCGATGACGGAGTTTCTTCCATTCCCGGACGAGGTGACGGGCAAAATCCGGGCGGGTGTGCGCTTCTGGTGTCTTGAGTGGCACAAGCGTCCGGTGGTGGTTGACCTGTATGAGGAAGACGGGTACAGCCGTTACATGACCGCTGATGGCAAGTATGGGCTGGGTGCGCTGGAACTGCGGGAGGAGAAACGCCCGTACAAAGAGACCGTCCAGATCAGCGAGGCAGACGGTGAAGAGATTGTCGGCGGTGAGAATTACACTTCCCTGCCCATTGCCGTGATGTACGGGAGCAAGAACAAGCAGAGTACCCTCGTTGGGCTGAAAGCGAACATTGATGCGTATGACCTGATCCACAGCGGATACGCCAATGATTTGTCCGAGTGTGCGCAGATGTATTGGATCATCGACAATGCGGCGGGAATGCAGGAAGATGACATCCAGCGGTTACGCGACCGGATGCTTCTCCAGCATATCGTGGTGGCTGATAACCAGAACAGCCCCATCACACCGTATGCGCAGGAAAT